ATGTATCATTATATTTAATACATTGAAATTCTTCTGGAAAATCTATATATTTCTGCTTATTCTCTTTAATTGTTAATGATGATAGTAGTAATATTAATATACCTATCAATGATATATATAAATATCTTGTGTCATGTTCATGAATAGCAAATATTATTCCTGATAAAATAACTATTGCTGAAATAGTCAATAATATTATTGTTAGTGTTGTTATCATTTTGGTTATTTTTAATTTTATTAATTTTACCTTAACTTGATTTTTCATCTTTATTTAGTTTTTAATTAAGATTTATTAAATAATATATATCTCCAAAGTGTTCTTAATTCAATAGATAGATAAATCCATTAAACCTAATAAAATTAGTTATAAGATCTCAAACGCTCCTAACAATACAGCATTGACCCTGTAAAGATTATCTCTTATGAGAAGGTGGTCACGTCACTAGGTACGATCTAGCATATATATTATTATTTTCTACATTTCTCATATGCAATTAAAGCCTCATATAACTCCTTATCACATTCACCCCAATCTGATAGTCTGTTTAAATTAGTTAATATTATGAATTAATATATTTCTTTTAATTTTAAGATATATAAAGCTAATTTAGTTCTACCATAGAAACAGTTATCACAAGAGCAATTATGTTTTGATGTTGCTGTGTAACCTTCCTCTTTAAGTTCTTCTTTTGTCATATAACTTTTAACACCATCGGGGTTTCTTGTATCATAGTAGCATAATTTTGAAGCTATTTCAGATATTTTCATTTATATATGAATTAATTATTATAAATAACTGTTAATTATTGTTGAATTATCTACTAAATCACCATTAATATATCTTTCAATTTGCTCTATTGATATTTCTAATCCAACTTTTATTTCATTAGTAATAAGTTTTGATTTTTGAAAGTTTTTTAAATCTTTACTGAGTGATTTCAGTAATAATATTTCTTTTTCTGCTCTTGTTTTCATTGTATATAATTTAATGATTATCAATATAAAATTTTAAAGTGTCTATAAGCTACTCTTATTTTCTCAGGATAATTTCACTTATTTTAAGTTAATAATTGATATAAGAGCTATAAATAATAAACAATCTCTAAGTATTTAGGTGGATTATAGAGTTGAAGAATAGTTGATAGTAAGGCTGTTACACTACTTTACTTAAAGTATTACTTTAACTACAATTCAAATTTTATCCACCTTTATCTAATTCTCTTAGGCTTAGTTAATAAGATATTATCTTAATAGACTGTTTTATTATCTTTATTATAAGAATCTTTTTAATGATCCTATTAAATATTGATCTTCTTTAATATCTTCTAAAAGAATATAAGATGGGTCTTCAAGAATACGGATAAACCTTTCTAAATCTTCGTTACTTTCAAATGTCAGCTCTAATTTAACTGGTGTAAATTTAGGACTTTCAGTTGCTACTTTATATTTCATGATAATTAATATTAATTTATTAATAGTAAATTAAATAACAGGCTTTGTTCACCACCATCATCCTTATCTACGAGTATTAGTATTTTATACTTAACTAAAACTCTCACAAGGTTGCACCTTGACTATCTAGAATAGCTTTAAATACAGAGCATATAGTATATCAGTCGATTAATACCTATTATGATGGTTTATATTACCCGGCAATTGGATGAGAGTTATAGTTAAATACAATATCACTGATAATCAATCTCTCCTAATAATGCTAGACTATCTTGACTATACATTAGTTCAGCTTCTTCTCTGGAATATCCTAATTCCATTAGAGATAGTATATTATCTTCTTTCATTCCTTTATAGTATTAATAAATGAAACTAATGAAAGAATTAATACTATTGACCATGATATTAGATTACAGAAATCATAGAACATAAGATTGTAAGTAATTAATATCATTGATATAAATATAATGCATGAAAGCATTAATAATGTCTTAAAATTGAATATAGAGTTCATTATTAGTAGTTTTAAGGTTAGAATAATACAGGATTGATTATTACACCAACCCTGTAAATTTATAGTTAAGTAATGTTAACTAACAGATACATTACTTCCATTAATGACAACCTTCTTTATGTTTGAAACTGAAAACATAATATCATTAACAGAGAATGTAGTAGGACGATTATTGACAGTCTTTATTATAGATACAGACTTGTTTGTTGTAGGAAGACTATTTACCTTCTTCAGCATAAACTGTCTCTGATAAATAGAATGGACACTTCTATTTAATATAGAAGCTATTTTTTCTTTTGGTAGTTTACTTTCAATGATAAATTTATCATCTGATAAACTATATCTTCTGTGAGAGTTAGATTTTGGTTTGTTCATTTTAGTAATTTTTAGATTGGTTAGTAATAATATTTAGATTGATTAATGATATAGATACAGCTAAAGACCAATTAAATGATCTCTAGCTGATCCAGCTTCTTTAATTAAGACAGATAATAAATCTATTTCTGTCATTTTGTAACAGTTGGAAATCTACATATGTTATTCTGTAATAACCTCCCATTTCAGATAACTTAAAGTAATCTGGTATAGTATTCTTTTCCATGATAATTGCTATTTAATGATTAATAATTAATAATACACTGGAATGTCTGCAATACATTCATTATAATATTACTTGATGCAAAGTTACTAATACAATTCAAATTTGAATTAAACAACTTATTTGTGAATCAATATCTTGAGAACATATATTTTTTATTCATGATTACTTGGTGCAAAAGGTCTATTATAATCCTGGTTAGCTGCTAATTGAACAGTATATTAAGATTATAATACAATGACTTACATGTAATGTGTGAGTCATTGTATTATAATTACTGATTCATTGCTTCAGTAGGTTGTGGTGTAGTCTCTACAACAGGTTTATTAAACTTGCTAAGAGTCTTTAATGGAATGCCTTCCTCGGTTGTTCTATCACCCCAAGTAACAACAAATAGGTTATCAGGAATCTCAATTTCCTGTTTAACAGTATATTTATTGTTAGGAATGTACACTGGTATTCTATCCATTGAGAATGGATTATCTTGTAACATTACACAAGCTGATTTACCAGATTCAGATATTTTTGCAACAGTTGCTTTCATTTTGTAGTAGTATTAAATGTGTTTACAGAAACTATTTCCTGCCAAAACTTGGACGGGGTGGGTTAAAGGTGCTGGTCTGTCAATCAACTTATACAAAAATTTTTAAAATTAATAAACCTGTATAAAAATTTTCCAAAAAAATATTTTTAAATAATATAATTAATTTAATTATAAGTTTATAACAATAATAATTATTATTCAAAATAAGTTGCATAATTAAAATATTATGAGTATATTTGTATCTTAATAATAAAAATAAAAGTATTTATTTAAAATAAATAGAATGACAATAAGATACGGTTTTCCAATAGATAGGATAGAATTAAATACAGAAGATTATAAGAAATATACAAGGACTGATAATGGAATATACTACGAATGGCTACCAATACCAGAATCACCAGTAACACACTATTCAGAAGGTAATCCACATAAAGTTTACGATATTGGAAAGAATGGCAAATCTGAAGTATATTATGTGTTTAATGTAGATGGAAAAGATACAGAAAAAACAGGAACTGAAGTAGAATATAATTTAAAAGAATCAGGAATAATAGAAGACAAAAGATAGCTTATATTACAAATTATGCGTATGTAAAATAAATTAAAATGGAAGATAATAATAAATACTACACACCATCAATAGAAGAATTTTATATTGGATTTGAATGTGAATGTGTTGGTGTTATTAATAATAATACAATATATAATAAAACAAAAATACTTAACGAAGATACTCTATACAAATCCCTTAAAGGGACATGTAGAGTAAAATACTTAGATAAAGATGACATCGAAGAATTAGGATGGAAATTTTTTGGAATGCCTATGATTGAGAATGGCCATATTGTTTATAGGATTTGTTATCCAAAAGAAGAAATGAGAGCGCTAGTATCAAAATACGTTCTATCACACACTCCACATATAAACCATTTAAAAATATTAAATGAAAATGGTTTATTATTCATAGGTACTATAAAGAATAAGTCTGAGTTAAAAAGATTAATGGAACAACTAAATATAAACTAAGTTGGAAGAAAGATTAAAAACATTGTCAAAACATTTCTATGATGATGAAATATTATATAAATCAAAATCTGGTGAAATACATTTAAAGATTGGAGTTAAAAGGAGAAATTTCAATAACTCTCATAACAACTTATCTTCAGATAAATCAGATGAACATATTAATTATGATGTGATTATAAATTCTAAGATAAAAGAATTTGAAGAGATGAATGATATTAAAGAGTATAGAAGAAATGATGAAATAGATAATTGGGATACAGAATAATGGAAGAGTTTCTAAAATACATTGACGATACAATAAGCAAAAAAGAAGCAACAGGTAAAATCAATTACATAATAATTACAAGTTATTTAAATGAAAAGAAATATAACAAAGATGATTACATTTTAATTGATTCAAAATTTAAAAATAAATGCGATATTAATTTAATTAAAGATAGTGTTATTTCATTAAGATTGAATGGTGATATGTATAATGTTGTATTTGTAGATAACGAAGATAAAGAATATATTAAAATTTATAAAGAAATTTCTTTATAAAATAAGAAAACTGACCATAGAAAATGTCATTATTGATTAATAGGAATTAGAACTTTAGGATTACAAGCAACAAAGAATAATAACTTTACATTATTTAAAGAATACAAAGTAAAAAGGAAAATGGAATATAAAATAAATATTGATCAAGACAAGTATTATAAAGCAGCACTAAAAGTTGTTAATTGTTTCTTAGAATTAACTGACTATGAATTAGAGTTAATAGCTCAAATGTTAAATTATAAGATAAAAACATTAACACTGGAAACAAGAAAACAATTGATAGATATATTAAGTACAAGTACTCATACTTTTAATAATTATATAAAGAAACTAAAGGATAAAAAAGTATTAATAGATACAAATTATGGTTTAGCTATACATCCAAGTATAACAAACTCACTAGAAGATAGAGAGATAAAAATTAAATTCAATGTCAATACAACTACTAATATCTGAAATTTCACCAGATGAATTAACTACAGATGATGAAATTATAAATAATATTATAAAAAGTCTATCATTTTACAAAGATAAACATAATGATTTTAATTTTAAAATAAGCAGGGAAAATAATAAAATAATAGTCAAAACTATTAAGTTAAATGAATATTGTAATTGATGATATAAATAAAAAAGTAGCAGAAAAACTTAATTTAGATATTAATATAGTCAATGAAATTAACAGATCACAATTTAAACTATTAATGGAAACAATTCAAAATAAAAGTTTTAAAGATGTTAAGTTAATTTATATTGGTAAATTTATAGTTAAACAAAAATATGCAGAATTATATAGATGATAAAAAATATTATATTCCTTCTATAGATGAGTTCCATGTTGGATTTGAATTTGAATACTTAGAATATTTAGAAGATGATGACAGAGAATGGTTTTCTAATATTTACTGTGATACACTAAGTAAGTCAAAATGTTATATTAAGAAATCTTTCTTATGGGATTACATGGAATTAAATAAAGCTATTAATTCAGGAGACATTAGAGTAAAGTACTTAGACAAAGATGATATTGAAAGTTTGGGGTTTATTTATACAGATGAAAACTACACAAATTATGGAGATGGTTATAAAGGATATATTAAAAATGTAACTAAAATAGCAAATAGAGAATCAAATTATGGATTAAAATGCATGATACATTATAATGATAAAACTAATTTCACAATAATAGAGGCCGGGATGTTTAACTCATTTGGAGGAAACTGGAAATTTAAAGGTACTATAAAGAATAAATCTGAACTAAAGAAACTTATGGAACAATTAGAGATAAAATGCAACTAGAAGAAGTTTTTGATGGATTTAAGAATCTAATAATAAAAGATAAGGCAATAGAGAAGCTAGCTAAAGAAAGGCTATCTGTATGCTTATTATGTGATAAAAGAACAAATAATTTTTGTGACAAATCAAAGGGTGGGTGCGGGTGTTTTTTAGAAGCTAAAGCTAGAAGTGTTAATTCTAAGTGCCAAATAAATAAATGGAGTAATTAATGATTATAACACTAGAGATATTAACTGACGTATATTCAACTCCAGATAAAAATAATAAACAGAAGATTATTAAAAAGGGAGTTAAATATTTGAAACAGTTTAACACTGACAATATATTAATAGAGCAATTTATTAATAAAAATGGGACTATTAACAGTAAAGTATGTACAGTTAAAGATGGAGATAATTATTATAAAGTAAATTATAGATTTAATAAATTATCTGAATTAACTGAAAACAAAAGAGTAGAAATAAAAGGATTTTATGATAAAAGAAAATATAATAGATAGACATATATCAGAAGATAAAACTAAACTTAATATAACAAATTGTATATTAGAGTTAGATGCCAGGATTAAATCATTATCAATAATACTTGAAGAGATAAAAGAGGCCCTGCAAGGGTTCAGTGTTATTACAATAGAAATGAATGAAAGATTAAACAAGCTATCACCTAAAATAGATATAGTATCAGAAGCTGAAGCTAGATCATTAATAGGGCCAACAAAATTATAAAAATGGAAAAAGAAAAATTAATATTACAATTATTTAAAGAAAATAAAATAACAATTGACGAAGCAATAGTTTTACTATCAACAGATAAATACTATTATTACCCATACTATCAGACTTATCCTGATAATCAAGATTACAGTAATTTTATGGTAACGTATACAAATAATGTATAGACTAAAAAATAAATAAATGGCGAAAGAGAGGTTAAAGATTAAGTCAGAGAAAGATAATAACAAAACAGTATCTAAAGATTTATTAGACTCTTATAGAGGTGCTTTATATAAGGTTAAAGAATTCTTTGATAATATTAGAGACAGGGAATTTGATGAAGATAATATAGAAGAGTCTATGAAAATAGTTCAATCTGTATTAAACGCTGGTGACAAATTAGGGAAAAACATCGAAACATTGATGATTTTAGAGAAAAAAGTGCAATCTGAAGAAATGGATAAATCAAGAGTAAGAGGTGGGGCTAAGTTATCAATGTTAGAAAACGGGGAAATATAATGAAGTATAACCCATACATACCTAATATAGATACATTTAAAAACATTAAAGAATTCACATATCTTGGAGATTACTTTACAAGAGAAGGAGTATATTGTAAATATCCGGAAGGAACTATAGAATATACGGAATTCTGGAAAGATGTAAAGTATAAATGTATAAATGGTATGACTAATTCTATAGGAGTTAAAATAACTGGTTCATATTTCTTTTATTTAAATTTCTGTCCAATATTATCTCAATCTGAAGATGAAGAAACTAAAAGAAAGAGAAAAACATTTAACTTCCCAAGATTTGTAGATTTAGATTATGAATATTTCTGGATGATTGAATATTGCAAGATAAATGAAAAGTGCTTAATTGCAGTAAAAGGAAGAAGACAGGGATGGAGTTACAAGGGAGCATCTATAGTAGCAAACGAATATACATTTTTTAGAGAAAGTAAGTCTATTATAGGTGCATTCCTATCTGCATATTCACAAGGGACCATGAATATGGTTATAGGATACTTGAATCATATATCAACATTTACACCATTTGGACATATTAAAAACCCAGACCTTAAAGATTATTTTATGTCTCAATATCAGAAGGATGTAAATGGGGTTAAAGTATGGAGTGGATATAAATCATCAGTAGAATCATTAACATTTAAAGATAGGCCTGCTATTGCAGCAGGTAAGTCAGCAAGTGTTTTATTATTAGATGAAGCTGGATTATTTCCAAATATAACAGAATCTTGGGGTTTTACAGAACCTCTTATAAAAGATGGAAGTACATATACAGGTGTAGCAATTGTGTATGGATCATCCGGTGATATGGATACTGGAAGTAAATATTTTTATGAAATGTTTACAAATCCATCAAAATATAATATGTTAGAGTTTAAAGACGAGGAAAATAATAAAACTATAGGATTCTTCTCATCTGCAACAAAAGGTAGATGGGGGATATGTAAAAACCCTACAAGTAAGTGGTATAAAAAAACTATGGTTGATGATGATGGTAATTCTAACGAAGAAGCTGCACTAGATGATATATTGTACTTAAGAGAAACAACCAAAGGTGGACTAGACAGTAAATCGTATCACCTTATAATAACTCAATTCCCAACAAGTTGGCAAGAAGCGTTTCTAAGAAATAAAGGAACATTATTTGCATCACATGAGATGTTAGAGTGGTTAGGGGAATTAGAAACCACACCAAGTTTAAGGGACCAGGTTGAAAAAGGGGAGTTAGTATTTAGAGATGGAAAATTAGAGTTCAACCCTAAAGATACATTAAATTATATAACAAATTTCCCAATTAAACAAGATGAAGATAATACAGGATGTATAGCAATATGGGAAAGACCTGAGTGTGTAAATGGAGAGATACCTTATGGTTTATATGTGGCAGGAAACGATCCATATGATCAAGATAAATCTGGGAGTGGGTCATTGGGTAGTTTTTTTATATACAAAAGATTTATAAGGGCTGGAAGTACACATGATATAATAGTTGCAGAATATACTGGTAGGCCTAAATTTGCAGAAGACTTCTATGAAAATTGTAGAAGACTATGCATGTACTATAACTGTAAAGTATTATACGAAAATCAATTAAAGGGATTAAAAGGATATTTTGAGCAAAAGAATTCATTACATTATCTTTGGGAGCAACCGCAGATAATTAAAGATATAGTAAAAGATTCCAAAGTGCAAAGGGGGTATGGGATACATATGAATAGGGGTACAAATGGATCGTCTGGAATAAAAGATACATGCGAATTATACCTAAAAGATTGGTTGTACCAAGAAAGACCAGACATTGGAGAAATGAAATTTAATTTGCATGGAATAAAATCAATAGCATTACTAAAAGAGTTAATAGCGTATGACGGAGAAACAAACTGTGATAGGGTTGTGGCATTTATGTTAGCCATACTACAAACCAAGGAATTACATAAAATACATGTAGATCAATTAACAAATACATCTTCATCATTTGGAAATGATCCATTTCTAAGTAAATTATGGCAAAGGAAGGAAATACAATATAACACATTTAAATTTAATAAATAATAATGGAACCTTTAAATATAGGTGGTTCATCCTCCTTACCAACACAAAAAGTATCATCACATAACAAAAATCAAGCATGGAAAGAAGCTTGTGTTAATTACTATATAAACTTCAGATATACAAATGGATCTAATCTTAGAAGTGATAGGGCTAGAAAAATAATAAATTACGACTTGTATAATGGGGTATTAAATCAAAACGATGTTCAGAAAATGTGTGATCCATTAATGTATTCTGGAAACACATGGGCAGACAGATTTCAACATTATGATCAAATATCAAAACCAGTTCAATTATTAATTGGTGAAGAAATACAAAAGCCTGATATAGCTTTGGTTGTATCAGAATCTCCTGAAGATTTAAATAGAAAGCAAAGACAAACAAAGGAAAAAATAATAAATCTATTAAAACAACAACTGTTAGCAGAAATAGATCCATCAACAATAGATCCTAACAATCCTCCACCAACACCAGATCAAGTATTAAAAGCAGAAAGATATTCACCTTCTGACATAATAGAATCAAAAGCAAATAAGATATTAAAAATATTAAAGAAAAGGTTAAATACTAAGTGGTACTTCACACAAGGATTTAAAGATGCATTAATAGCTGGAGAGGAAGTTTATTGGAGTGGAATACTAAATGGAGAACCAGCATTAAGAAAATGCAATCCATTAAACACAACAATAATACTAGATGATGATAGTACATTTGTTGATGATGCTATAGCTATAGTTGAAGAAAGAATGCTTACTATACCATCAATTATAGATGAATATGGTGAAGATTTAGATAATGCAATAATTGAAAAACTGCAAACATATTCAAAAGGTGTATATGGAACGTTTAATACAGCAGGTGGATATGAACCTGTTTTTACAGTTGCAAACGGGACAACTGTAGTTGACGGATCAACACCAACTACAAGTTTTCAAGGGAATAATGTAAATAATTACGCATTAAGAGTCACTAGAGTAGAATGGATTTCGATGAAGCAAGTTGGAACATTAACATATACAGATCCAGAAACCGAAGAACAAATAGAAAAACTTGTTGATGAGTCATTTAGAAGTTCATTTAAAGAATTTAAAGAATATAATCCAGACGCAGAAATAGAATGGTTTTGGATAAATGAAGCTTGGGAAGGTGTAAAAATAGCTCATGATATATATATTGGAATAAAACCTAAAGCAAATCAACGCAGAAGAATGGACAATCCTTATTATTGTAAATTAGGTTATACTGGATTTATATATGATGCAACAAACTCAAGATCAGTTAGTTTAGTAGACAGGATTAAACCATATCAATACTTATATGATGTTATAGCTTTTAGATTAGAATTAGCGTTTGCTAGTGATCAGGGAAAGGTATTTCTAATGGATTTAGCACAAATACCACGGTCAGAGGGAATAGATATTGAGAAATGGATTTACTATCTAAAAGAAATGAAAATTGGTTTCATTAATTCATTTGAAGAAGGGAAAAAGGGTATGGCCCAAGGTAAACTTGCAGGTCAACATTTTAATCAATTTCAATCTATAGATTTAAGTCTATCTCAATCAATACAACAATATATAAATTTCCTTGAATATATAAAACAACAAATATACTTTATTTCTGGAGTTAACCAGCAAAGAATGGGGAATATAAAACAAGATGAGGCTGTTGGTAATGTTGAAAGAGCACAAACTGCATCAGCAACTATAACAGAATACCTATTTGACGCTCATCAAGAGGTTAAGAGAAGGGTATATACTTCATTAATAGAAGTTGCTAAGTTGTGTTGGAAAAATGGTTTAGTGACTCAATATGTAAAT